CTATTGCTACAGTGTCAGTTAAAGTTTCTTTACTTCTAAGTCTTCTTTGTTTTTCAGCAAATATTATAGGGTCTGTTGTGTATCTGCCAATCTGAGGGTCAAATATTTCTTGTACTTTTATAGGTTTGCCTTCATTCTGTACTTTAGTTCTATAATCCTCTAAAATTTTTCCTGTGTTTGGGTCATACTTATCTCCATTTAATTTCATCCAATCATTATACCTTTGTGTTTCTGCAGGACTTAATTCTGTATCTGGTGTAGATGGAAGTCTATAAGGAAACTTATCTCTTATTTTGTCTAAAAAACTACCCTTTCTAAAAGGACTATTAGTATCGTTAGGGTCTCGACCTATAGCTTGTTCTAATGTTAAAACACTTTCTGGTATTTTTAATTCATTTAATGTTGGTATTCTTGTTGCCTCTCGTACAATGTAAGGGTCATCAAAAGGTCTTTCTACTTCTCTTGTAGTTGGTTCTGGTGTTGCTGAGACTAAACCATTCATAGGTGTGTTTTCATCCTTAAATAATTTTTGTAGTGTAGCATTTTCATTTACTTTAAAATTACCTTTATCATCTACAAAGTCTGTAACTTCACCAGTTAACATTCCACCTTTTATCATTCTTGCAACCAGAGCTTTTCTTTCTCTTACTCCTAAAGTTGCATCTAATCCTTTTGCTATTACACCCACAGTTCCTGCTTGTAGCGTATCTGTAATTTCACTCATTATCCCTTCTTTTTGTGCAGTTGGTTCTACATAATACGGATTGTTATTTTGAGATAACATTGAGTTTAAAGCACCAGTATCTATTGCATATTCTAATACTTGTTCATTTGACCAATTATTAAATCCGCCTGGTAAATTTTTATACTTATCTCTATAATTAGAAGATACAGTATATTGAGGTTTTTCTTCTCCTCCTATAACTATTTTAGGTTTAGTTACAAATGTAGGTTCATCTCTTTGCTCAGACGTTACAGGTTGCTGTATTGTTGGTACAGTTGTGTCTGATTCAGTTGGCGTTTCAACTGGTGGCTCTACAGGTGGTGTAGGTGTAGGAGTTACTACTGGAGGCAGTGGCGTATAATCTGGCCCTGCTCCTATTGGTATAGTTTTAAAAGTTTTACCTTCTGGTGTATACTCTGGTGTAACATCTCTTATGCCAGGAAACGTAGGAACTACATCTTCTGTAACAACTTCTTTTTCCCACTGACCTGTTTCTGCATTAAATTTTAATTTATAATATTCAGATTGCATTAGACCAGTTCCGCTTGTTGCGGTTTCTAATGCTTCTGCTGTTTTAGTTGTTTCTACCATTTCTATTCAGTTGTTCCCGTAGGGCCAGTATCTGGCGAAGAGAAACTAGCTTCCCCTGGTTGCGGAACATTTCCTGTTCCGATGTTGCCACCTCCAACGCCTGTTGGGTCTTCTGAATCTGCTCCTGCAGGTGCTCCTCCAAAACCTTCCATACTTGGTTGTTGTTCGTTAACACCTTGAGTCGCTCTGCTTCCATTCATACCTCCATACATTTGTGCAAATATTGCCGCTTTCTCTGGGTCATTTACTACTTGGTCTGGGTCTACATCTAATGACTTAGCAATCTCTCTAATGATACTGTGCCACTTTACAAAAGGTGCTAAGAATTGATTTGATGCTACTTGCATAAATGTCATCAATCTTTGAGAGCGAACTTCTTTCATCATTAAAGAAGAAGTACCTCTAGCTTTAACATCGAGGTCTCCTTCTATAGTGGGTTTATCTTCGTTAAATTGCATATTCCATTGAAACATAGATTGTCCCAAAGGTCGTAATAAATAATCATCAATATTTTTTATTACTGTTTTTATATTTAAAGCCGCCGCTCCCATTAACATTGACATACCTGCCGCAGTCCTTGTCGTTGACATTACTCCAGTCGTTCCATGTGAGTATGATGGTATACCTGTTGCTTCATCAGCTAGTTGTCTAAATCTATCAAACATCTGCATATTTTCTGGTGCAGTGTTTGGAAATCTTAATCCGTGTAAGGCTTGTCCTACCTGTCCACTTTGTCTTCTAAATATTTTACCAGGAAATATTGTCATGTCTTGTCCTGGCACTAACATTGTTTCATCTACATCAAATACTAAATTACCTGCTAATGCTAAGTTATCTACTGCCATTCTTGCATGTCCGTTCATAACAGTTTGTGCATCATCCATATTTTCTGGAATACCTACACCAAAAAACTGATAAGGGTTTATTTCATACGGACATACCATGTATGGTATTCTATTTGGTGTAAATGGATTTAATACTAATCGTAATATATTACCATTTGATACCCAAGCATTTACAGATACTTCATCTAACTCTGTAGTATCTTCATCTGTAATTTCTAAACCTGCTTCTTCTGCAAGTTGTTTATCTATGTTACCCCAGTATTCTAAAACCTCAAATCTATTTTTATCATAGTCATCTTGGTTCTCTCTATCATACAAAGCAGTTTCATAACTTCTTGTTTCGTAGTTAGGGCCACTTTCTAATAAATCTATAATAGCAGATTTTCTAAAGTAAGGTCTGTTAGATAAATCTCTTAACTGAGAACGATTCATTACATGACGTTGTATTACATAATCTGCATCTTGAATACTTACTGCATCTGGGTCTGGATAAAAATCCCAACAACTTACAGCTTCTACTCTTGGTACAGATTTATCTTGTGGTGTATATACAGATTCTCCTGTATCAAAATCTTTCTGCCACTTATGTAAAGTCTTATCGTATGTAAAAGGCCCTTTTAATATTCCTGTACCAAGTAAACACATTTCAAATAAAACATGTCTTAATACAGTTATAGCTTGGCTTTCATCTAACTGGTCATGGATTAACGTCTCCATGTTTTTAGCAGATTCATCAGCAGGTTCTATCTGAGGCATCTTCGATAAGTCTGGTGCAGGGCCTGGTTTAAATCCTGCCCCTTGATACTTTTTGGCTAATCCATTTAGTATCATACTCTCAGTTGCCCCTGGTGGTATATCCATTCCATCACCAGGAAATCCATAAGGACTTTCTGGTTCTTCCATTTTTTCTTCTGGATTTAGGTGTGCATATTTCTCTGTTCCCTCTGGTACTTCTGTTGGATGTATTCCAATAGGAAATTTACCTTGTGAAAACAATACTTCAATTAGTTGTCCATATGCCGCTAGAACTTTTGTCTTTGTTATCTTAACAAAAACTCTAGACTTCTCAGTGTCTCTAAACGCCATATCAGAACTATAGATTCCTCTATAGTTTCTGTACGCTCTTAACCAACGCTTTTCATCGTATAGCCTAGTTGTCTCGGCAGATTTAAGTCTGCCTTCAATAACTTGACCAAGACTAATATAGTCTATCTGTTCATCTTTTAACGATGCAGTTGCGTCAGTTCCAGTTGCACCACCAGAACCTGTTGCTGTATATGCCATTATTTAATTAATAGTCTCTTTCGTCTGCCATTGAAAATACTTTAGCATCAACACCATTTTTTCCTGCTTTTGGATATTCTTTATCCGTGCTATCATAAGCATCTGCAGGTAAAGCTGTTGAAGGCTTTTTTACTCCTACACTTGCTTCTGTTTTTGGAGCAGTATCTGTTGATTGGTCATCGAAACCTTCACCTTGTGAATATTGTTTCATAACCTTTGGGTCAATATCTTTTCCATTCATATTTTTCATTTTAGTTTGTCCTCCAAATATTTGGTTAACCAAGGATTATCTACAAGAACAGTTGTTGTTGCATTAGCTAATACATTTACAATATGTTCTTCTTTATCTCCTATGTCTAATCCCCACTGGTATATTATAGCATGTAAAACTTCGTGGAGTAAAGTGTTAACATGAGATATATTATCTTCGTCAGATAATCCTATCAAACCTTCTTTTGATAAAAATTGTCCATGTGCATCAGAAAAATCTTTATCTATTTTTTTAAACTCATAATTTCTATAACCTATTTTAATTGATTTATGTTTCATTAATAACCAAAAACAGAATCACTAGGTTTGTATGTTTGACCAGAAGTCATTTTAATATCATTCATTCTAGTCTCAAAAGCTCTTGGATGTGAAGGTCTTGACATACATCCATATCTAAGAGCATCGTAAGCATGGTCTTCTGCATCTGTATCTACATCTTCTGGGTTGCTTTTGTCAACAGGTAACATTGGTAAAGTTCTAATTAAATTTAAACAATTACTAAATACAAATAAAGATGGTCTTTCTGTATCTTCGTTTACTCTTAATCGTTTGTGTAATTCTAACTTTCCGTTTATTCTACTACCAGGTGACCTATCTGATGGTCTCCATCTACATCCCTCTTGTATCATAGTCTCTGCAATACTTGGCCCTATATCACCTCGTCTTGCCCATGTTGAAGAATCAAGAACTCCGTATCTTATATACTCTCCTGCTTCACTATTCAAGACTCTTTGTGCAAAAATATCTGCTGTAATATTCTTCGTATACAATTCTCTATAAATATATAAGTTATTGTCGTAATCAACAGCAAACCATAAGCAACATGCAAAAGAAGAGTAACCCCAGTCACAAGAACGAAACCGCATAAAGTTTCTAGGTATATCAAAAGGTTCGATGACATGCACCTCTCTACTAAATTCTGGAAAGGCCGAACTTTCATATGACTCCCAATCTCCTTCTAAAAACTGTTTCTTTTGTACATCTGGTAATGATGCCAACATTACATAGTAATCATCTGTTTGCATCAAGTATGGATTGTCCTGTAGCTTTGCAGGTATAAATCTTCTACTAATTTTTCTATTCCCTGTGGGAGTTTGTATTTCTAAATAAAATTTTGTATTTGGTTGTGCAGGGTCAACAAACATTTCTTTTACCCAACCAGAGCCTACGTTACCAGGGTTTCCTGTTGCCCTCATATAGACGGGAATCTCGGGGTCAACACTTCGCAAAGATGAACGGAGAAAATTATATATATCTGGAGTTGGGTATTGTGGTAATTCATCAATACCTATCCATGTGTATGATTGCCCTTGATAACGTAGTGCGTCTGTCAGATTTTCAGCATAACCAAATTCTATTCTTGCCCCAGATGGAAACCGCCATTCTTTTTCTTGCTCTCTCCACTTTGCTCCAGGATATGCTTTGGAATATAATTGCTGAGAATGATTTATTAAATCTCTTAATTCGGGCATCGTTCTTCTTATTAACAATGCTCGATGTGCACTTTTGTGACAATAACGTAATGGGTCTACTAACATTGCGTATGACTTGCCACCGCCTCTTGCTCCACCATAGAATACTTCTCTTTCTGATGATGCAAGAAATTCTGTTTGAGGCCCAGAGTTAGGTTGAAATATTACCTCTCTTTCTTTTAGTGCCTCTTGTATTGAAGGTGTTGCTTCTTCTATTTGCTGTTCATCTATCACAGCTTTGTCACCCTCTAATACGCTATCTAATTCTTTTAGTTTTTCTTTTTTGTTTTCGAGTCTTTTTTCTGCCAAATCAACTTTTTGTTTAGCATCTTCTAGTTTTTGTTTTTCTGCTCGGAGAAGATGTAAAGCGGATTGTCTAGCTTTCTTTTCTGACTCAGAAAGTTTAGGAACTTTTTTAACTCGTTTACGACCTGCAGTCTTTGGCTTTGGGGGTTCTACCATCCTCTTTTTAATACCTTGCGTAATCCCATTCCTGTTATTGGCCTACCAGTTTTATTTGTAACCCAGTCTGCAACTTCTTTGTAGGAACAGTTCTCTAAATACTCTTCTGCCTCTTTCAAAGCATCTAACTGCTCTGGAACAGGTTCTAACATTCTTTCCTCTTCATCGGATACTCTGTACCCAAAAGGAACTGTTCTACTCCGTAGCTTCCTCTTTGGGCGGGAGAATAAAGATTCCATGTGCTACCTTTGCATTTATATCTAGTTTTTCTTTTCTAGCTAAACCTACTCTATCTAGAATTTGTTTAGCCGCTTCTATTCTAATATTTGCTCCTGGAGTTTTTCCATCTTCATCAAGAGCATTTATTAAACCCATTGTTGCCTTTGGACTGTGTACAGCTAACTGATGTTCAGCCCTTTCTATTATTTCTTCTTTTAAACTTTTTAATACTTTAGGATAAGAGTTTGCAGAATATCCTGCTATCTCTCCTGCCATCTTTGGATTACCTTGTGCTTCACCAAATAAAGCATTAAGAAATTTTTCTTGTTGTTCTGTTAATAAATCGTTTTGTTTTTTAGGAACTAACATTTCTAATCTTCTGTAATTTTTTTTCTGTTTTTTCTTGTAACCACTCTGGTGTTTTTCTAATACCAACTTGGTCTTCTATTTGTCTTTGTCTCATACCTTCTCTTGCTGATTGTAGCATCTGGTCTCTTGCTCCATGTTCTTTTCTATCTATCGTTGCAAGTCTTGGTGCGTTAATCAGCAATTCGATATTCTTATCTTTCAAAGGTTTCTTTCTATCTTTGATTGGAAGATACTCTGTAAATATCTCCCCTGTTAATTTATTTTTGTATTCGTATATTGGCATTATTGATGGTCACAAGTAGAACAATCACATTGTCCACCTAAACATGTTCCCCCATTACTACAATGACATTCATGTTCGCATATTCTACATATTGGCATATTACTTCTCTCCTTTTATTAAGTTAAAATATTCTTTTTGGTATGAATTTAAATCTAATATACTTTCTATACTAGAATCTTTTTCACATAATTTTTTATACATATTTTTATTGCTTACCCAACTTCTGCCTGTCCAAAACTCAAAACCATCAAATCGTGATTTATACATACTACTTTTTTCATATGAATATGACAAGTAATATTTTTTACATTTGTTTTCAATAGCCCATTTTATTTCAAACAGTGTTGCATAAGTTCCAAGACTTAATTTAGGATTTTCATAGTCCCATGCAAACTGCCCAGTTACGACATGCTTACTTGCAAATACTTTTAATTCTGTAAATGCAACTGGAGTATTTTTATAATAGTAAATAAAATATTTCCAATCAATAGGGTCATCTTTAAAAAGTATTTCACTATCTTCTTCGTTACCCTTTTCGTAATAGTCTTTGTGCTCAACATATTTTTTATATATGTCAGACACAATCTTACTTAAATTTTTATCAAGTTTATCAAAAATTTTTACTGTAACATCTTTTTTGTTTAGTATCTTTCTTTGCTTTTTACTAAATGTAAATTTAGGTAAAATTAATCTAGACCCTCTAGCATTTATCCAAGTCATTTGATGTAACTTCTTGTAATACCATGATAGGGGTATCCAACCATTATCTAGTGCATAGCCATATTCATCTTCATCAAATGTTGCCAGTGATAACGAATAAACTAAATCGTAGTTTGTAAGTTTACCCGTTATGTGGTCAAAAAATATTTTCATTCATTACAGATGTCCCTTGCCTTTATCATAACTCGTTCCTTGATTATCTATAAACTCTGTTATGTAAGAGTCATCCGTAAATTTATCCTCTCTAGTATTCTCTACTGTGTAAACTGTTTGGTCAATTTTATATCCAGGATTTTGTAATAATCTATTTGAAATGTAAGAATCATCCATCCAAATAATTCTATTATTAGGGTAGATAAAAAAATTACCATCATCCATTTTAAATAGATGCCCACATTTATGTTCTGGGTCTTCTGAGAAGTTTGTATCAGTCGCACCTGCTTTGTTTTCCCATGCCCAATCTATTGTGAACATATATGTTCCTCTTCTCCATGTGCCTTTAAAATCTATTAGGTCTGCTCTGCAGTTTGCTAATCTATTTCTTCTATTCACATCAACATATGGAGAAAAGCAATCCCAATACATGTGAATGTTT